ACCATTTTTCCTACAGCATTTGGTCCGTGCATCTCACGAATGTTTCCACGGAAATTTTCAAATGCTTTTAAAGATGCTTCTGCTGTTACAACATCTCCAGTTTGATCTAGATTGTCTAGTGTCGCAAATCCAGAAACAGTTCTCTTTTCACGGTTGACTTTTGTGAATGGAACTGATAAATTAATATTTTCGCCATTACTGGACCAATACGATTTTTCAATATTCATATGCTTAATTTTATCTTTCTATATATAAAAAGGCAAATAACTAGTTGCCTAATAATTAAGCGGTGGTTCTACCCTCACCTTTTGTATTTCTGCCCTCCCCTGAAATATCTGGGGAATTTGCAGAACGCTCTTGGGTTCTATTTCTAGAATTTCCAGCCTGAGCCCTAATTTCAGATTGTTGTTGAGGTTTTAAAATAACTACCTCATCCCCACCATCCATAGGAATCATGCCTTTGCGAATTCTAACCTCATTAGGGGTAATAACCTGCATACGCAAATATCTTTCATCAATTTTAGACTGTGTGTCTTCGTCTGTAAGGGTAAGCTCATTAAATTTAAGAATTACAGCATCTGTTTTTTCTGCAATAATTCTATTTAATTTTTTCTCTAAAATATCTTGGGCTGGTCGGCAAACCTGTTCCTTAAACATTTTATCTGCGTCACGAGCAGAGGCTAAACTAATTCCTTCTGGAACTCCAATTTTATTAATTGGAACTCTGTGGGCCAATAATATTTCATCTCTATTTGCTTTTCGATATACATTAAATGATGACTCTTGTGAATTAGCCTCAATTGGTTCCATTTTAAATTCAGTTTTTGAATCTGGTGAATCTGCTGGAAGAGGAATATATAGGGATCTGTGATTCTTTCCTTTAAGCCCAACTTGGAAAAACTCAAGTAATTTACGCTCAGACTCAGGGGATAGCTTTGCACCTTTTACTGTAATAATATATCTGGGTACAGCCTTATTTTCGAAATAATCTAAATTATATTTACCAGCAAATTCGTTTCCTGCCATTGCATTTTGTGCAGCAATGATGTCTGGAATTCCGTAGTAGTTATTCATTGGAGTATATTTCTTTAAATGAATAATTTCATTTGGTCTATCTTCTGCGCCTGCAATTGGATTTGGGGTTTCTGTATCTCCAAAATTTCTAAAATATACTGCCTTGCCATAAAGTAATTGAATAAATCCGTCACGTAAACGACGTACACGCATTGTCTTTGCAGGAATATGTCCAATATATCCAATGTTGCCAGAGCTTGTTCTACCTATTTCAATATAGGCATTTCCTGTTGCTTCAAGATCTGTATATGCCTTTATTAATGTTTCTGTAAATGTTTCTTCTTCATTACAATCTTCTAGCCATATATCTAAATCTTGACGAAGTTTATTTAGCTTACGACGTGCACGTTCTAATTGCTTTTCATCTTCAATTGAATCTAATGCATCATTTGCTTTTTTTGTTTCAACAAATGTGTATCCAAGGCCAACAATATTTGCCACCTTTGCATTAATTGCTGCATAGTTATATGGCGATATCTCATAAATTTTTGATAAGTATTCTAGATTATATACTGGCTGGACTAGATCGAACATAGCATATCCTGTTACTGCTTGTTGCAGTAAGTTTTGCTGAGTTCCCGTTCCTTCTTTTCCTACAAATCTTTTTGAAAACTCTCTAGACATCTTTCGTCTAAATGTTGGACTTAATCCATTAACTTTTCTTAATCCATCTTCATCAATATTAAATGGATCATTGTCTATTGTAACTTCTTTGCTATTAAATTTAAACCAGTCTGCGGAGTTAGATATACTTATCTCTTGAGATATATTATTCTCGTCATCAATAAATTCCATTATGGTCTTCCTCCGTTTTTCATGTTATCTTTATAAACTCCAATATCAAGTGGGTCTGGCGTCAATCCCCAGTCTAGTCTTTGCTTTTGATACTCAAACTCTTCATCATCTATTTTGCGACGACCAGATAAAAACTTAGGCTTACCCTCATATATTCCATATGATCTAACTTCTCTGGCAAGTGCATCCATTCTAGACTTATTGCCTTTTTTAGATGTTACAGACAAGAAGTTTCCTTCATCATCGCCAATCCATCGTCCGTCTGGCATTTCCCAAATATAAATTCCTAAAGTAGTCTCTTCTATGAGCTCTTGATTCATTCTTTTAATATCCATTAGGTATTTATTCTACCATTATTTTAAATTAAAGTCCATATCTTGTCTGGGTGGATGACAAATTTAGGAGTTTTGTATCACAAGCCAGTCATTATTATATAGGTTTACTGAATTTTCTGACAGCGTGGTGGTCGAACTTTCTGCTGAATATCTGGATTTGTCAAAATATAACCTATAGTGATTATTTATTTTATTTAAATCTAAGGAATCTGTATATAGTGATAAGTATTGATATACACCCTGAGATCCTGATTCTTGACCTCTATTAAATATTAATGGCCCAGTTATAGCATTTGTAAAAGATATTACAACATGATATAAAGATCCTGGGGTAAATATATTTTGCATATTGGTTTCAGATGTTTTATTTTGTCCATTTATATATATTGACTGTATATTGGTTTTTGATATTAAAAAGTTATTATCCCATGAATAATCTGCTGCGTCTCCGTCTCCAGATTCTTCTGCATTTATTAATGATGTCGGTAGTGTAATAGAAGTTCCTGGTGGCGTAATATAATATGGTGTATAAAAAAATTCTATTGATTTTATTAAACTATTAGTACTTATACTGAATCCTGAGTCGGTTGGAACAAATATTCCATTATTTTTAACTCTAGAATATATTGGGTACTTGCTTGCGCTTAAAGTAAAATCATAACCTGGTATGCTAGATAAATAACTATTTCCATTTCTTGAATACATAATTAATTGATTATAAAAAGATACATATAGTTTATATAATTTTGGAGAATATTTTGAAGCATCAGAAGATGACATTGTTATTTTTATATAAAGAATTCTTGCATCACTAAAATTTGCTGAGGTGAAGTCTGTGATATACCCACCGTTAATACACCCTGAGTAATTTATTCCATCAATACTTGTTTCTACTGTAACACCGTTATCTCCATACCATTCTATTTTGGAAGAGTCCATAGGAATTGCCGCAGGTATAGTTATTATATCTTCAATAACAACATCTTTCGATACCGCTGTTTCTGTTTTAGCTAATTCTATATAGTTTTCTGTTCTATTAAATACTATATCTTCATTTAAAAATGTTTCCCATGACTTATTTGCTGGATAGGAGTATTCGAAAGTTTTACTCATTTGATTATCTACAAATTCAAATAGTTCTCCGTTATCTGGAATGGCTACTTGATACGGTATTGTGTATCCTACATAAGAATAGTGTGAATAAATTTGATCGCTATTTAAAGAATATCTGTAAATGGCTACATTATCTAAAATAAAAGAATCTTCTGAATCTTCTGTTGGTCCTGATTGAACTTCTAATGATGTATTGCTGAATGCAAATCCATTTAAAGTTTTAGATACTACAAGTTCTCCGTCTACATAAAGTGACATTTTATCTAGAGAATATGTAGCAACCAAATGTAATGATTTATTTAAATTTAATAAAGTATATTCAATTTTTTCATTATTTAGTTTAAATATAATATTCCCATTATCCCAAAATAATCCTATATTATTTGATTGATCTGCTAGGATTGTAGTTTCAGACATAGAAGTAATATTTGAATAAATCCAACACTCTAAACTAAAATCATTGTCTGAAGAGTAGGTATTTGCAAATCCAGGAATAGATAATGATTCTTGAGAGTAACTATTTAATAAACTAAAGTTTATATATTTAGTGTCATTAATTACTCTGGCTACTAAAGATCCATCTGCTACTAATGGGATATCCACAGATTCTATTCCGCCTACTGAGGTGCCATTATTATCGCATCCAGAATAATCGATTACGGATGTGCCAGAAGATTCTGCTAGCTGCCAGTAACCAATTGGCAGGTCTTTAAGGATTAAGCTTTTATAAGACATTATTCTATTATACCTTAGATTTGTTTACCAAAACTTTTCTTTAAACCAAAACAAAGAACTCATATATTTATATCCTGATATAACTGGTCTTGGGTCATGCAAATATGGTTGATAGGATGGAAATATGATTGCGCTTCCAGCCGTCGGTTTAAGAAGTATTTTTTGATTAGGGAAAGATATTTCTCCTCCCCTATAATCGTCATTTAAATAAATAACCATTGATGTTGATGGCTTTAAATAATCTTTATCGTCTTCTGAATCTACGTGAGGCCCCATATACGCTTCTGGATTATATTTATTGATATCAAAGGAGTCTGGTAGGTAGCCTGCATGTCTTCCAGTTTGCTCTTGATAATTAGCAATAGTAGTATCTACTAAATCTTTTATTGTTTTTCCAATAATAAAAGTATTAGAATTTACATCACAATATTTTAATATATTGCTAAAAGATCCTATTTTTTTCTTACCAAACAAATGATCTTTTTTGCTACTAGAATACCAATCATTCCATTGAGATAAAAAACTTTGATCTGATTGTAGATCGTTATTAATTAAATCAATAAAAGAATCTGTGTCTTGTATTAGATTTTGATAGTATATAATTTGACTATCTAGAACCTTGTAATCCACTATTCTTTATTTTCTCTTCATAGGTTATTTGTTTTCCATTTTCAAAATAAATCATTGCATATGGCATTAATTCCTTAATTCTATTTTCTTCCATTTCAAGCCATTGCTTTGGTCCAAATTCTTTTTGCTTATTAATCCACTCAGAAGATCCTTCTGATGGGTACATTATAAAGTTTCTTACAAAGAATTTTTCTCCATTTTTAATAGTTTTTACTCCGTGATAATATGGAGGAGTGGAAGGAAATACAAGAATATCTCCTGCTTTTGGTTTATGACTTATGAATTGATTATCTATAAAAAATTCAATATCTCCACCCTCATAATCATCATTGATATATGTTGTACAAGTTAAGAAAAATTTTGGACCTGGCCAATCTTGTTCTAATACTTTATAGTCTGTATGGTACTGCATCGCTAAATTATTTTCTAATACATTTAAATCTTTTTTGTACTTAGAAAAAGATGACGACATTAGCTTGGCGCCTTCAGGCATTTGAACATTATTTCTTTTAATATAGTTTTCTATTGCAATATTATAGGCAGCAGAAACTTCATCAGATAATTGTTTTTCTTTATCATACATTTCTCCGTACTCTCTTGGTTCGGATTCTTCATGTTTTTGTTGTGAATAGGTACCAAAAACTGACCACTGCTCCCATGGTCTTAAGTAATATCTACCCTTTGATGTTTTTTCTGATTCCTTCATAATTTCTGCAAGTTCTTTTGCATTTGGCAATAAATTTGTAAATACATCTATGCCTGGATAGAGAGTTTTATACTCTATTTCATTTGTCATTTTTTCCTCTTTCATATTTGCTTATATAGTTTGGAATAATTCCTCTTTTTTTATCTTCTTCCCATTTTTTATACATAACATCTTGTTCGGCACGAGTTTGTTTAAGCTCAATGTCCCATGCTGCTCTTTGCTCATCAGTATAAACTGCATCAGCGTCGTCCCAAAAAGATCCTATTGTATATCTCTCTCCAGATTTTACTGTGGTAACTTCATGCTCATTTCCATAGCCACCTTTAAATACAGCAAGCATTCCAAGTTCTGGTTTTATATTAATTGGATGATGTTCGAAGTTTAAGTATCCTCCTTCAAAATTATCGTTTAAATATAAAAATATTGCATACTTACTTCTTTGAAATGCTGTGGGGTTTCCGTACTGATCAGAGTTATCTGAATGGAAACCAGCAAAGGCTCCTGTTATCCACTTTTGAGCATGATAGCTAATTTCAGAAAGTTCATTATTAAAACAATACTCTCCTGCTTTTTTTATTTTCTCTTTTAATCTATGAAAATATTTTGGATCAAATCCAAATGGTATTAAATTTTGATCTTCTTCCCAAAATCCCATAGCATAAGATTCGTAAAAAGATATCTGATTCCATTTAATATATCCATTATGAACAGACATTTCAAGATAAGCAATTATTCTATCGGCTTCATCTTTTGTAATAAAGTCTTTAATTACAAAAACATCATCTTTATATTTTTCAATATTATACATTGTTATCCTTTAATTTTGTTATTGTCCAAAACCATGGAGATGTATATCTGCATCCTTCTTCTACTATATTAACTCCATGAATATAATTTAGGTCTCCTGGGAAAAAATAAGCTGCTCTAGCTTTTGGCTTAAAAGCAATATTTTGTTTTGGAAAATGTAACTCTCCACCTTTATAATCATCGTTTAAATAAAAAATTGTTCCAAGATCATACCAAGGAAAATCATTTTCAGTTCCTGCGTCTGGGCCCTCGTGTAGCTCTTTATCGGCATGTGGGAATTGATACGTTCCTTTTGGCCACCTTACAATTGCTGGATGAGTAGGTGTTGCCTCTACATTATAAAAATCTTCTATAATTGGTTTTAATCTATTTATGATTTTTCTTAATACAAGAACCACTTCTTGATTGGCTTTTGTAAGAGTATCTAATGTAGCTACTCTATTTTCCCATGGACGATGATCGTAGATGATTGTTCCATTTTCATTATAGTGAGATTCTGTCACATCCCATATTTTATTATTTTTTGCAAAATCTAATAAAAACATTTGTTCTTCTTCAGTTAAAAAATTTTGTATTTCTTGAATCATTGATGGAGATGATCCAAAATATCCTGAAGGTGTTATTGACTGCCTTGCAGTTTTAATATTTTTATTTTTATTAACAACTTCATAATTTGGTATAATCTTATCATCATTTGCACTTTCAAATAATTCATTTTTATTACTCATATTTTTTTGGCTCCCAAATAGTTTTTTTATATATTCCGCCACCTTTTACTCTGAAGTTTTTTGCTGTTTCTACGTGCTTCTTTACCATTTCTGCTTTAGTATGTAGAATCGGTTCCATTTCCCAGTCTTCTCTTTTAAAAGGAATTATTTGAGCATATGGAGTTCCTTTTGGTATTAAGCCAACAAAGTCTTTCTTTAAAAAGAAAGGAATAAGCCCAGATATTGTATACATATCACTATCTATAATACCATTTGTTGTTAAAAATGGTAAATCAAATCTATTAATTGGATTCAATACCATTACACTATATCCTGGAGGGGTCTCTATTGACCAATTTGGCCACCAATGGAAATGGGTTTCCCTGTATCCATGAGGAACAACAAATTCTGGCATAGCTTCTCTTCTTGCACAAAATTCTTCAAATCCTTTTGGAGTTTCTACATATATGTCATTATTTTTTTCATAAAAAGCTAAATCACAAGGAGTTTTTAATAAATAGCCAACAGTAAATGTATCTAAAAGGGCTGGGCACGATTTAAAACTTAAAGATCTTTCCCCATCATATCCTTTTATATATTCTCCTTCTACAGTTTTCCAATATTTATTAGCCTTGGAAAACCATTCTGGAATATTAGATTTTGCTAAAAGAGGGGTGTGCTCATCTAATTGATTATATGGTCTTGCTGAATGGAATTTTATTTTATTCATTTTTATTCTTTACATTTAGTCTTATTGCTTTGACCTCATGATCTCCTATTTTTTGACCTTTATAGTTAACAGCATCCCTATAAAAATTTGTCCACATTCCAGTAGAAGTTTTTTCTTTTACAATTTTTAAATGTTCATTTTCATTTAAAGAAACAACATTTGGTTTAAGGTTTTTAGGATCATCAATTTCTATTGTTGAATTTTGTAGTTCAGATAAAGAAATTGGGATTAAAGCAATAAATGGTTCATTTGCTTTAATTGTTATTTTTGTATATGGTTTTGTAATTCTTAAAGCACATGGAAATTCTCCTTTAAAAAAAGAAGTGCTTATTAATGTAGTAAATGCTTGTGCTCCATCTATAAAATTATTTGGTACTGGCATCTGTAGCATAGTAAGATTTTTGTCAGTTTCAAAAATTATACCAGTCTTAAAGCTAATGGTTGCATTGGCTCTTTCTGTATAACAATATTCTTTGCCTTCTAAAATTTGAACATGTGACCCAGAAGTATCTGAGATTCCGTCCCAAACAAAACTTATATCTTTTGGAAAAGACAATCCCCACCCTAAACCATTTGCTAAGGTTACTGGAAAGCATCTATAAGCGTGTCCTTCTGCGGTGTTGTCCATCCATTCTCTTTTAATATTAAGAGGTTTTATATCTGCAGAATTTAAATTTTTATATGCTGTTATTCTATACATTACTTATATCCATCTGTATATTTTTTTTCAATATCTCTATATTGTGGGGTATGGGGAGCTTCTAAATAATCCAACATCGTAACAATAGAATATTTTACCCCATCCTCTATTGGCAATGAAGCATGTGAATAAATATAAGCTGATGGGAACAGGTAGAGGTCACCTGCTTTTGGTTTAATTTTAAGATTAAATTTATCAAAATATAATTCCCCGCCAGCATAATTATCATTTATATACCCAACTGAAGACAGTACGCAAATATAGGAGTACCCGTGATCTGAATGTACCTGAAAATGCTGATCTTTTCCATACTTAACAAAATTAAATGATTCCCAATAATTTAAGGGTGCAATATTAAACATTTGCATGTAATCCTTTATTGGATTAAGTTGTGCATTATAAGAGTCTTGCCATATTTTTTCAAGCTCTATATCTGCTTCTTTTTTTTCGTTAACTTCAACTCTTTGATTAGATAACATTAAGCTATCATCTGAATTTTTTTTAATTTTAAAATCAAAACAATCTCTATATTTTAAATCTGAATTTGAATATCCAGTTGTTGCTTGTTTCCATTTATGTTTTCCATCACTTTTGCCTAAAGAGTCTTCTAGTCTGTTTATTAAATTCATACTCTCTGGGAAAACGTCCCTGTATACAACTATTCCTGGTCCTAAGTACTCTGCATTGTTTAACATATTTATCCTTTATGTGTTTTATCGTTATAATCAAACATGGTTACTATAGAATATTTTGTTCCAGTAATCACTGGCATAGACTTATGAGCATAAATAAAAGAAGAAGGAAATAAATATAATTCTCCTGCATTTGGTTTAATTTGTAAATTAAACTGTGGGAAATATAATTCTCCACCAGTATAGTTACTGTTTAAATAACCAACTCCAGATAATGTAGAAACATATGCGTCTCCATGATCTGAGTGTATGTCAAAGTGTTGACCTTTGCCATATTTAACAAAATTAAAAGCTTCCCAATAATCTAATTTTATATTGTACATTCTACTGTAATCTTCAACACAAACATATTGAGCCTTATAGCAATCTTGCCATATAGACTGTAAACTAACACTGCTTTTATTTTTTACAATTAAAGGGTTTTTTGACTTTGCAATTTTAAAATCAAAACAATTTCTATATGATGGAACTTTCTTTTTCCAGCCAACCATTGCTTCTTGCCAAGAAAATAAACCATTACTTTCCTGAATAGTATCTTCTAGCCTATTTATAATATCCATAGACTCTGGAAATACGTTGCTGTACACCCATATACCATGAGCAATTTGTTGTTTATTCAAATTTATGCTTTCTACTAGATCTGAGTAATTATATCAAAATTTATGTAAAAAGTCTATAGTATTTATTTATTGTGAGTTAAAATACCATTTGCATAAATTAAATCATAAGGCTCAGCATTAAATGTATGAACAACACATTCCTCTAATATTGATTCAATTGAATTTATTGTAAGTTGTGATATATTACCTTGATTATCATGCATTGATAAAATATCTCCTACTTGAAGAGAATCTGCTAGCATAAAGGAATTTACGCCATTTCTAGTAACAAACATTGGGTGATCTTTTGTAAATCTAGATGCTGGGTTATTATTAATTGTTATAGTCTCTTCTGCAAGAGAGGTGTACTTATTAATAACTTGTGTTTTTACCATTCCGTTCATTGTGGCTGTTGGACTTGACCAGAATAAAGACGAATATGCTGCTTCATCAGAAGGTAGTTCTGTAATATCTACCGCCCAAATCCAATCTCCCTCTTGAACATCTTTAGCTGCTTTATAATCTATAGAATCATTTGGACCTACTACTGTGACTGGTGTGTCATCGTGTAAGCACTTGCTAAAGTATGGAGGACCAAAGAACCCTGGAGGGCTAAAGAATCCTGGTGGGCTAAAGAATCCTGGTGGGGCAAAGAACCCTGGAGGAGCGAAGAATCCTGGTGGGGCAAAGAATCCTGGAGGGGCAAAGAATCCTGGAGGGCTAAAGAATCCTGGTGGGGAAAAGAACCCTGGAGGAGCGAAGAACCCTGGAGGAGCGAAGAACCCTGGTGGAGAAAAGAATGAAGGTGGGGAAAAGTAAGTTGTAATACTATTTGTTGATGCAGATGCTGAAGTTCCATTAGCATTAATTGCAACTATAGTATAACTCTGTGTTGTTCCACCTGATTCTGAAACTTGATATGAAGTAGATGTAATATTTGGATAAGATGGCCCATCTGATGATGTTACGGTATAAGATGTAATTGATTTTCCACCATTTGCAGGCTCAGACCAAGAAACATCATCTCTATCTGCAACTGTTGATGTAACTGATGCAGATTGTGGTGCTTGTGGAACTGTTGTTACAGTTACTGAAGATGATGGATCTGAAGAAACTGAGTTTCCATAATTATTTGATGCAACAACTGTAAATGTATATCCTGTATTTGAAGCAAGACTCTCTACTAGTAATGGTGAAGCTGCTCCTGTTGCGGTGAACCCACCAGGACTTGATGTTACAGTATATGAAGTTGCTGGTGGTGAACCTGCTGGTAAACTAAAGGCGACAGAAACTGCACCATTATTGTATAATCTATTTGTTCCTACGTCTGTAACAGAATCAATAATTGGTTTGAATGGCTCTAACCAGTCATTTTGCTGCGCTGATTTTTTTCCAGTTCTTTTACTCATAATTTATCTCCTTATGCCTTCAGATCGCCATAAACTACCCAAGAATTTGTTGCTCTCTTGAATAATGTAGCAGATGACCATTGGGTTCTTAATTTTAATCCTGGTGTTGCATTAACTGTTACTCCAGAAGCGCCAGCGATAGATACTTCTCCTGAACCTGTTTGAAGAATATCTATTGAAGTTCCTACTGGGTAGTCCACAGAATTATCTGTAGGAATTGTTATTACTGCTGCTGCAGATACCTCTATTAAAGTATCTCTTTCTGTTAAACTAGATAATTCATAAGCTGAAGACTTCTGAGAAATTGCTGTTAGGGACGGAACACCTTGTTTTGTTTGTTCTCCGTCTGCAAAAGTTACTCCAGAAGAAACTGTTACATCTGTAGCAATAAGATTTGCTATTTCTAGATCATCTAATGACCCTTGTGTGAAGTCTACAGTTGTAGAAGGCTCTGAAGTTACACCTTTAAAGAGTTTCCATTTATTTGCAGAAACATCTCTTACTATACCAGCATGTTTTGCTGCTCCATCATTATAAGCAACTACAACACCTAGGTCAACTGTATTTGCTGCATTTTGGTGAGCAAGTTGAACCATGTTATCTTCAATTGTAATTGTTGTTGCTGATGCTGCAAAATTAGTACCATTTACTGTAAAATCTCCATTTACAACAAGATCATCAGTTGTTGCTGTTCCTGTGAATGTTGGAGAAGCCAATGGTGCTTTAAGATCAAGGGCTGTTTGTGTTGCTGTTGATACTGGCTTATCTAAATCAGCTGTATTGTCTACATTTCCAAGTCCAACCATAGCTTTTGTAACTCCAGATACTGTACCAGTAAATGTTGGAGAGGCAATTGGAGCCTTAAGATCTATTGCATCTTGTAATGCTTCATCCGCAGTATCTACATATGATGTTAACGCTAATGCTGTTGTATCAGCTATTCCGTGTACAGATGTTGTATCTGAATTATGATTAGATATTGCTGTTCCTAAATTAGATGCTGTTGTTATTGCTTCTTGTGATACCGCATTATCTGCATATGCCTTTGTTGCAAGAGCAGAAGTATCTGCAATTCCATGAACATTTGTTGTATCTGCTTCATGTGTACTTACTGCATTATCTGCGTATGTCTTTGTTGCAAGAGCAGAAGTATCGTCGATTCCATGTATATTTGTTGTATCAGATGAGTGTGAGCCAACTGCATTTGACGCAGCATCATCTGCATAAGATTCTAGTGCTGTTTCTGCTACACCTATTTGGGTAGTAACATATGATTGTGTAGCTAGTAAAGATGTATCTGCAATACCATGAACGTTTAATGCTGAATCATTGTGTTGATCAATTTTATCATCAATTTCAGTAGTAACATCTGCTGCGATTGCTAGATTTGCAGTATTAGCAATTCCATGAACGTTTGTTGTTTCGCCAACGTGAGCGCTTACAAGCGTATCTGTATATGCATTAGCATTTGTTTCTGGTGTACTTAAATCATCTAGTACTGCAATTTCTTTAGAATTTGCTTGTCCATAATTTGCTACCCACTTATCACTAGTTTCATCCCATTGAAGGAATGCTGGGTTTTGAGATCCACGTCTTACTGAAACTGCTGCGCTAAGAGTTGGATTTCCTGTACTAACATTTGAATTTAAAACAATTTCATTATCTTCTACAAGAAGCTCTGAGGTATTTAATGTAGTTGTATCTCCTGATACTGTTAAGTTACCAGGAACTACTAAATCTCCATCTGTTGTAAGAACAGCTACTGTACCAGTAGCATTTGGGAAAGTAATTGTTCTATCTGCAGTTGGATTTGTTACTGTGAGGGTGGTTTCATAAGCATCTGCTGATGATCCCTCTAAAATAATGCTTGATTTTGGAATTAATAAGTTTCCGTCTGCATCTAATTTTGCAGGTCCGCCTGCATTTCCTACATCTGCTATCAATACATAATCAGATGTTACTGTGTTTTGTAATCCGCCTACTGCATTGTCTACATATGTATTTGTTGCAATAACACTTGTATCAATTCCTAATGAAATTGTATTTGTGTTATCGTTATAAGACTTTGTTAAACCTGAACTCATTGAAAGAGCTTGATCAATTGCATCTTGTGCAATTTCAGTAATGGCTGGGGAATCTGATGCTATGTAGTCAAGAGAACTCCAACGGGTAGACCCGTCACCAATTTTAATTTTACGTGTATTTGTTTCTACACCCATTTCACCAGCGGCTAAGACTAGACCACCTGATGCGTTTAATGCGGTATCAGCATTTGTCCATTCGGTTGCTGTACCTCTACGTATTTGAATTCTTACTGTTGACATATTTTTCCCCTATCGCTAATTATAGCATTGTTTATTTTAAACTAAAGATCCTGAATCAAATGTTATACCATATGTTGAGGTTGTTGGACTTCCACCATCAGCAAATTTAGTTGCTGTGGTATTTACTCCGTTTGCCTGAACTGTATATATTGGAAGACCATTATAATCTATTGCTAATCCGATATCTGTAAAGCCAATTTGGCTATCTAAATCTTCAGTAAATGCAATAGGCTTCCACTCTCCATTTAATTGGATTTGTAGTTTATTTGTTGTTGTATCAAATCTTAGGGGGGTCGATCCCAGGACTACGCTAGAGTCAAATGTGGCAGTTCCTGCGACATTTAGTCCATTTTTAACTTTAAAATTTTTATCTGTTGTTGTCATTAAGTTCACTATCCCCTAATTTTTATTTGTGGGGAGATTCAGGCTCTCCCCTGGCCTATTATTTAATTATATTAAAAGCGATCCAGCTACCATAACTTCAGAGTTATTGTTTGCTGGTGTTACACGGATTCGTACATCATTTCCGCTTACATCTGCTGAGATTGTTCCAAGAGATGTTCCGCTTGTTGAAGACATTCCGTATTCTGTTAGATAAACATTGTCAGATGTATCTAGAGTTACAAGAACTTCAGAAACCTCTGTATGTGATCCATTCTTAATCTTAACCAAGAATTTAGCACTGCGATAATCAGCCTTTAACCAAGAATATGCAGTTGTTGCTGCTGCTGTAGCAATATTACCTGTTGTTGCGGCAACTTCCTTTGAAACCTCATTGATTTCAAGAGATGTGAAGGAACGATCAGTTCCATCTACTGCTGAACGGGCACGAGAATCTGTAAAGTAAAGGTTTGTACCTTCTGATACATCATCTGTATCTAGGCCAGTTACAGATATTGTATTTGAAGTAATATCAATATTTGCGCCTGCTGTTAATGCATCTTGCTTAGCTGCAATTGAGTTTGCTACTGTTGTAAAGTAATTAGCGTCATCATTAATTGCTGCTGCAATCTCATTTAGAGTATCTAGAAGTCCAGGTGCTCCATCTACAAGATTATCAATTGCATTATCAACATATGATTGAGTTGCAATTGTGGTTGTGTCTACAGAAAACTCACCAGTTCCTGAATTATAAGATAATCCAGATCCAGCACTTACTGCTCCACGAGCACGAGCATCTGTAAAGTAAAGGTTAGTTGGTGCAATTCCCTCTGATATATCGTCTGTATCAAGAGCATTAATAGCATTATCTGTGTATGTATTAGCATTTGCTTCCGCTGTTGAAGCTGCACCTGCTGCATCGTAAGCAGCTGATGTTGCATCTAATGCACGTTGATTTGTGAAATAAAGGTTTGAACCTTCTGTTACATCATCTGTTGTATAGCTAAGATCAATATTTCCAATTGCTGTATCTACATAAGATTCTGTAGCGTATCCGCTAAGATCTGCAGACTTTAAATATCCGTAACCATCGATTGTTGTATCAAGGTTTGCAGTTGTTGTGTAATCAGCAAGGGCAGAAGTAATGTCTCCAGTTCTTGCAAGATCTGAAGAGTTATTTACTTGAAGTTCTCCGCCTCCAGTTACTGTAAAGTCAGATGATACAGATTTTACGAGTGTTGCTCCACCAACGAGGTTGAGGATATAAGTATCTCCACCTGTTTCGGTTAATATATTTTGACCATTTACGGTAGCGGTTGAGCCTTCAACTACCAGACCATTTTTAATTCTAAAATTTTTATTTACTGTTGCCATTTTATCCCCTTATACTGCTTTTTATACTTTAAGCGCCGTTCTGTAGAACCTAGCAGTAACTGCTGTGCTCGTTGGAGTCACGCATAAATTAATTATACCTGAATTTTCTTCTAAAGTAACTGTTGCTAAAACATTTTGGGTATTAGAAGAAATTTCATATTCTTGCAAATGGAAATCTACTCCATCTTGTACTAAATCTAAAGCTTCAGAAACAAACTCTGAACCTCTAGAAATCTGAATTACCCATCTTACCGTTCTAAATAATGTTTTATTAAAAGAATCTATCGTTGTTTTATTTTCTATACCAGATATAGAAACGTCATTGTTTCCCTCTAGACCTAATAAAGTAGCAATAGATTCTGTGCTGTTATCTAGTCCAGCTAATTGAGCTAATATGTCTGATATTTTATAGTCTATAGAATTTGTATCATTTGATCCATCTATACCAACTTTTGTTTGTAAAGCTTCTATGGCATCATTAGCATTTTTATGCTGATCGGCATGTGAAGGATTACTTAAAGAACTAGTAGAGGTTGGATTAGTTAGTGTGTCTAAACTGTTTGGAAAATTAGTTGCCAACTGTTCCACCATCCATTAAACTTAAATTTGACGATTGTGCATCACTTAATGTATCTGTCGGTGATCCACCGTCAAATCCAATTATATCAGGTAATTCTTCTTGGGTAATACTATTTGTATTAATTTCTTTAAATGTTATTTGATTACCAACATTAATAGTATGTACATCTCCATCATAAGTATGTGTATGCATATAGAATGGTGTTGGATCTGAGGATGCTGGCGTAATGTCAATCCAATCTAGTCCATTATAAAGTTTAATGTTTTTTGTTATAAGGTTAAAGTAAACATCTCCAGCCGACCCAGAAACTGGGTCGGTGGACAATGTTAGAAGGTTTAGTGGAACCTTCATTTTCTTTGACATTATATTATCCTATTACTACTACTCTATATTCATTTAATGTTGGTGCAACAGCAAATGAAACTGTTACGTAGTCATGATGTGTATGAACAACATCTGCTATTATTTCAGCTTTATTGCTAGCTACATATACTGACACAACTACATCTTGTGTATTAAAGTTGTGTGTAATATTAAATGAAGTATTTGAATTGTCTCCAATTGTTTCTGAGTATTTTCTTACTCCGTATCCAGAAGCAAAATAAACAGTATCTCCATCTACTTCAAGACCTGTACCTACATTTACTTGTAATCCAGAAGAACTTGTTGAAAGTCCGCTGTCGGTTGCTAATTTAATAGAACCATTTGAATTTAATCCGCCATCTGAGGTTGGATTAAATGATACTTCAAGTCCGTCAACTAATATACCAGAACCAGCAACTACTGATCCAGAACCAGAAAATTGTGACCAATCTTGACCTGTAAAATCAGTTAAGTAATGATTAGACTGTACCCAAGATGTGTTACCATATTGAGTTCCTTCCATTACGAATACTGCTGCACCTACTAATTCTTCATAAGTATCAGCATCGTCTGCTCTAGAAAGTGATAAATTACCAGAAACTAAAGAGGCAACATAAATACCATTCTCTGAAGCAGTGGATTGTCCTGTAAGAAGGAATCTATATCCAACATCACTTGCAGTTACTGCGTGACCATCATATGTGCCAGCCATATTTGTTAGATCAGATATATTTGAATCAACAAGAAGATTTACTGCTTGCTTCCAATCTAGTCCAGATATTGCATTATCAACATATCGTTTGTTTGCAGCATCCTGTGGATCTTGTGGGTCTGCAAGATAAGTTATCTTGTAGCCATCAGCATCTAGAGCTGCACCTAATGAGGTTGATGATCCTAATACTTTATTTGTAAGAGTTTGAGAGTCAGAAGTACCTACAACATCTCCAGTAACTCCATGTACACCTGTTGTTAAATTATTATGAGCGTCTACTGCATCGTCTGCATATTCTTCTGCGTTTGATTGAGCTGTTGCTGCAGAACCGATGGTATCCCATAGACCTGTATTTGCATCAATTGCTCTTTGATTTGTAAAATATAGGTTTGAGCCTTCTGTAAGATCTGT